TACGAGACGTTGCTAGAGACTGTCAATGACGTTTCTGCAGCTATCCACCGCAAAACGCTTCGAGGCGGCGCTAACTTCATCGTTACGTCTCCAGAGGTTGCTAATATTCTTGAGTTCACCGCTGGCTTCCGTGCCAACGTATCGGTCGATGACAACAAAGGCATCGCCGGAACGCAAAATGTTGGTAACATCAGCAAGCGTTATGACGTATATGTTGACCCGTACTTCCCACGCAACTTGGTGCTTGTGGGCCGTAAAGGCAGCAGCTTCCTTGAGAGCGGCTATGTATACGCTCCTTATGTGCCATTGCAAGTCACACCGACCATTTTTGGAACGGAAGACTTCGTGCCGCGTAAAGGCGTAATGACTCGCTATGCTAAGAAAATGGTTCGACCTGATATGTATGGTCTTGTCATTGTTCGCGGCCTCATGGGTGAGTCTGGCTCTTAAGCCGGTTAGTTAAAAACTAAGTTGAAAGGCTCCAACTCATTATTGAGTTGGGGCCTTTCTTTTACTTGCTCAAAAACTATTTTACTTTAAAATCCTTTATTGTTCAAAAATAGCGCGCCCCATTTTTTTTGAGATTTGAGATTTTGTACTATTTACATTAAACCCAGAAGGAGACTCACCATGGGACGAAAAAAGAAAAGATTGCGCCTCATCGCACGCGCTGCGGAACAGGCGAAGAAAACCTCGGATACTGCTGCCCCCACCGTTGCCCCGCAAGCACCCCCCGAAACGGCAACAAAGGAAGCACCGAAGGCCAAAAAGGTAAATCCGTTTAAAAAATTGACTAAGAAAACAACGACTAAGAAAACAGATAAAGAGTAATTCGCCTTTTAAAGTCCCAATCGACTAATTATGGTAGGAGATTATATTGAATGACATTCCCTACTTTAACCCCGGCATCTCGAACGAGCGCGATTACGCTTCCATCGGCTAGTTTACCTAGCACAGCAGCGTCGGCCGCATTCCCCTTTACAGTCTATACATCCGATCAGTACTTTCTATCAGGAGCCTCTGATCAAGTGGCTTATACTTACCGTAAACTAGGCGGTGACGTTCTTGACATCGAGTTGACCAAAGAGCAAGTATACGCAGCCTACCAAGAGGGGGTATTGGAATATTCATATATTCTCAACATACACCAGGCCAAAAACAGCCTAGGTGATTACTTGGGTTCTAAAACGGGCTCTTTTAATGAAGAGGGGCAACTGCAAAGCACCACCAATTTGGAAGATGTAGCCCTAAAGTTTCCCAAATTTAAATTCGAATACATCCGCCGCGTGGCCTATGGCTATGCAACTGAAGCAGGTTTCGGCGGAGACACAAGGATCTACTCAGCCAGCTTCAACACCACATCGAGCGTTCAAGACTACGACCTCCAGGCAATAGTTTCATCCTCGGCCACTAACGATAGCGACAGCCCGTTTTACGGCGCCATCGGCAATCAGAGAATAATTGTTAACAAGGTCTTTTACAAGACCCCCAACGCAATGTGGCGCTTCTATGGATACTATGGTGGCCTGAACACGGTTGGCGACCTGGGCAGCTATGGACAATATTCAGACGATAGTACCTTTCAACTGGTGCCCACTTGGCAGAATAAAGCACAAGCCATGGCATTTGAAGACGCTATTAACACACGAAACAGTCAATGGTCTTATGAACTAAAGGACAATCGGCTGCGCCTCTTCCCCGAATCCCATCGCAATGTGATGCCCGATCAAATGTGGATTGAGTTCTTTGTCGATACCGACACACCATGGGTTGGCGATACCGCAGGCAAAACCGGGGTGGACGGCATTAATAATATAAACACACTGCCTTTCGAGAACACACCTTATCAAAAAATCAACTCTATTGGTAAACAGTGGATCCGCCGCTTCACACTTGCCCTCTGTAAAGAAATGCTCGGAAACATTCGAAGCAAGTTTACGACTATTCCCATACCTGGTGATACCGTCACGCTGGATGGCCCTGCGCTTTTGAGCCAGGGGAAGGACGAACAAGAGAAACTGCGCGAAGAGTTAAAAACTGTATTGGACGAACTCACCTATACCAAGGTGGCTCAAGGAGATGCAGAATTATCAGATGCCGTCAACAAGGTACAAGAGAGGATTCCACTCTTGATCTATACGGGATAAGTGAAACATGTCTGATGATAATAAATGGAAACAACCAGCTTCACCTCCTCCACCTTTATTCTTAGGTGAAAAAGAGCGGGATCTAGTAAAACAAGTTAATGATGAACTAGTTGAACGGGTAATTGGCCAAGAGGTCATATATTACCCTATTAGCCTTGAAGATACGCGCTTTCACCCACTTTATGGGGAAGCACTCGTAAAAAGCTTTTTGCCACCAATTAGGGTATACGCTCTAGTAGAATGGGGGGGATACGAGACTCGTATTAGCGGCTTGGGCGTCGACAAAAGATTGTCGATCAAGGTAAAGTTCCATCGCCGACGCTTAACGGAAGATCAAGATTTATATATTCGTGAGGGCGACTTTGTGAGATACGGTGATGATCTATTCGAGATCACCACTATCAATTATCCGAAACAGATCTTTGGCCAGGGCTGGGCCGGCTGGGAAAGAATATTTGAAGCGGAAGCTTCTTGCATTAAGGCACGGGAGGGATTATTCGATGCCACCTGATGATGACGATTACACAAGAATTGAAGATGCTAGCTCGATTATCAGTGTCAAGGAGATTCAACCTTCTTCACTTGAGACAGTCGATTTTGCATTTTATGACTTCATGAACGAAACGATGAACTTGCGCACCCATAGCAATAAAGGCTGGAGAGAAGTGCCCATCATCTGGGCAACACCGGAACGCGCCTTTCTTTCAAAGCACAAGGGTGAACCACCGCTGTTTGACACCGACAACACGGTTATATACCCTATCATAACAATTGAACGCGCATCTGTTACCAAAGATATGAAGCGTAAAGGGGCCTACTGGGGAGCATCCTCTAACTTGGTGGATCCCAAGCGCGGCGGTCGTATTACTCTGGCTCGCAAGGTTAAAGCCGATAAGACCAATAATTTTGCTGTGGCCGACAATATCAAAGAGTGGCTGGATATATCCGGAAGCGATGCCGGCGGTGTGGGCAATATAACCACACGCACCCCGGGCCGACAGGCGCACTACCCGATCAAAGATAACAAAAAAGTGGTCTATGAGACCATTACCATGCCCATTCCGGTATACTTGTCCATGAAATACACGGTGACGATTACGACCGAATATGCGCAGCAGATGAATGAGTTGCTTTCCCCTTTCGCCACCCTTGGAGGTCATATCAACTCTTTTTCGATTAAAAGAGACGGCCACCGGTTTGAAACGTTTCTGCAGGGGGATTTTGGCACAACCAGTAATGTATCGGATATGGGAAACGATGAACGGAAATTTGAGTCTAAATTAAACTTTGAAGTCTTAGGCTACGTGATTGGGGAGGCACCCAACGGTGATCGACCAAAACTAGTGAAGCGACAAAATGCAGTTGAGGTAAAGATACCCCGAGAAAGAGTTATTTTAGGCGATATCCCAGATTACATTGATAATAGAGGCTTTTACAAGGACTAACAACTAATTAATAAAGAAACTTTTCCACAATTATAAGGAGAATCGCGAATGTCTGTCGATAGATTTAAATTTATTTCACCCGGTGTTTTTGTTAACGAGATTGACAACACTGGAAGATCTGCCACCCCGGCGGATGTAGGACCCGTTTTGATCGGTAGAGCCGAAAAAGGCCCCATCCTCAAACCAACCCGGGTTAAGGATTTTGCCGAGTTTGCAACCGAGTTCGGTATGCCCATTCCAGGAGGCGACGGAAAAGATGTCTCCCGTGATGGAAACTACATCTCTCCCACTTATGCAGCCTATGCCGCACAAGCATGGTTTAGAAATAACTCCCCTGTGACATACGTTCGTTTAGGCGGCCAATCCGCAGCAGCGGCCACAGCAGATACTGCCGGCGCGCTAGCCGGATGGACCACCACGGTTCTTTCAGCTAGTTCGGGCGGCACGGCGGGAGGAGAGATTGCCAATAATGGCGGCGCCTACGGTCTGTTTGTCGCAGTGAGCGAATCAGTCCCCGCCTCCAACCCTGTAACGGGTACTCTGGCGGCAGTGTGGTACATGAATTCGGGTTCGGCCATCGGCCTCTCCGGAACTTTTGTGACTGGTGTCAATCCAGAACTACAGGTAGGGTCGAGCATGGGCTTCCGGAGCATCTCCGGTCAAGAGTTCAAAGTTCAGATCAAGAATGAGGATAATAATACTGTCATTGATACGGCTTTTGATTTTAGCGAGACGAGCGATAAATTTATCCGGAAGGTATTCAATACTAACCCGAGCCTCACGAACAGCAGCGTAACAAGCGACACCCAACTTCAAAAATACTGGCTCGGTGAAAGCTTCGAGGGAAATGTCAATGACATCCTGGGAAGCACGACTAGCACTCTTGGAGCGATTCTTCCGCTTGTTAGTGGTTCAAAAGGCGACGCCGGACATTTCGCCGACCGTCGAAAAGATTACCAAGAAGCAAAAAGCGGCTGGTTCTTTTGTCAAGATATGACGCAAGGAACTGCCACGGGAAGTTTTCAGGCCGCGGACCAACAGAAACTATTCCGCGTCGTTGCACGCAACGCCGGTTCCTGGTCCTCCCGTAATCTTAAAATTTCCATTCAGGATCTTAAAAGATCGCCCAGTTCTTTTCAAGCCTATGGTAGCTTTACTCTCGCCATTCGAAAAATGTCGGATACAGACAATAGAGTAGAATTCCTGGAGCAATGGACAAACTTAAACCTGAACCCTAACTCTGAGAACTATATTGCCCGCCGAATTGGCGATGCATATCAGACGTGGGATAACACCGACCGCCGCTATAAGAATTTTGGTAGCTATGTCAATAACTCCAACTTTATTCGCATTGAAATGAACACGGCCGTCGACAAGGGCGACACAGATGCGGCATATCTGCCGTTTGGCGTCCTCGGACCTTTGCGATACAATTCTTTCGCAGATAACGCAACCAACCCCAGTGCCACCACGATGGTTTCCGGTAATCTTGATGACCTGGGGTTTCTCACCCCAGAGGCTATCGCACCTAGCTTGATTACTGGGAGCACCGGATACATTCAGTATGACTGGCCTAAGTTGCGCCTGCGTGTATCAGCCTCGGAAGGGGACCCGACCGATCCCAGAAATGTTTGGTTCGGTGTGGACACCACGTTCAACAGTACGCGCCTCAACAGAAGTGTTTTGGATATGATGCAGCCCCTGGCTCGCCTTACCAATGACTTCAACGCCGGCGTGTCAACAACAACCTCCTTCGTATTCACGCTGGATGATATGTGTAACACAGACAATACAGGGGCTTTGACAGGATCTAATGTTTATATTTCGGGTTCGCGCCAGATGGCCTCTGAGTCACGTAATGCTAACTATGGCTATACCCGCGGCACTGGTTCCTATGTCCGAGTTATCGAAGACGCAGGCTGTGATCGCTTCACAACGGTCCTCTTTGGCGGCTTCGATGGCTTAAACATTAAAGAGGCAACTCCTTTGAGAACGGTCAATCAGAACACCACTGATGATCCCGACACAGATTATATGTTCAACTCTTGTCAGGTAGCCATTGACTCGCTAAGAGATCCAGAAGTAACGGAGTACAATCTAGTTGCAATGCCTGGTATCATTAATAACACACTTAATCGCTCTTTGATAGATATGTGCGAACAACGCGGCGACGCGCTGGCCGTCATTGATATCAAAAACGGCTATACACCTAAATACGAGTCGACAGCAGCAGAATCTGCACGACTGGGTAACGTCGATCAAGCGGTTACTAATATGAGAAACAACCTGGCGGTTAACTCCAGTTATGGTTGTGCTTACTACCCTTGGGTTCAGATTCGGGACACAAACAACGGTCAATTGATCTGGGCGCCCCCATCAGTGGCAGCAATCGGAGCAATGTCCTATTCTCAGAAATCTTCGGAACTCTGGTTTGCTCCTGCAGGGTTTACTCGCGGCGGCCTTTCATTGGGCAACGCAGGTATTCCAGTTGCGTCGGTTCGCCAACGCTTGACTTCGAAGCAGCGGGACAAGCTTTATGACGCCAGCATCAACCCAATTGCTCAATTCCCGGCAGAGGGAATTGTAATCTTCGGACAGAAGACCTTGCAAGCAACGCCATCGGCGCTTGACAGAATCAACGTCCGCCGACTGCTCATTTACTTGAAGCGTCAAATCTCAAGATTTGCAGCGACAGTTCTCTTCGATCAGAACGTACGCTCAACATGGAATCGCTTTAAAGGTCGTGTTGAACCTTTCCTGGCCTCTGTCCAGGCTGGTCTCGGAATTACCAAGTTCAAATTGGTTCTTGACGAGACTACAACAACTGAAGATCTGATTGATCGTAACATTATGTATGCGAAGATCTTCATCAAGCCTGCAAGGGCAATTGAATTTATCGCGCTAGACTTTATCTTAACAGATAATGGCGCGGCATTTGAAGACTAAAAAATAATCTAGGAAACTAGTTAACTTTAAGGAGATAAAAAACATGGCTTTTTGGAGCGTCGGCAGCACAGAACCTAAACGAGCATTTAGGTGGACATTTACCTTGGGAACGGGGTTAGCAGGAGCAACCATTCAAACTTACTTCTGCAAATCAGTAACGAAACCTTCGTTTGAGGTCAGCAGTGTGCCCCATCAATTTGTGCAGCACACTTTTCATTATCCTGGAAGATTAACTTGGAACCCTGTTGACGTAACTTTCGTTGACCCCGTACAACCGGATACCTCGACAATTCTTGCTAACATTGTGGCAGACTCTGGATATCGCATCCCGTCCGACCCGCAAGTGGCATTGGAGTCGATGAGTAAAGGTCAATTCATCGCCAACGTGGGCACTCCTACTATCCAACAGATTGATTCGGAAGGAATCCCCATCGAAACTTGGACTCTTAACAATGCTTTTGTCACCAGCTTAAACTTTGGCGATCTTAGTTATGAGAGTGAAGACTTGGTGGTAGTGGCGATGCAGTTACAGTATGATTATGCAACGCTTACCGGAACGAGCACACCTTCCAGCCTCCAAAGCTAAGTTGATATAAAATTACAAAATGGCATTTTGGTCAGACGGCAGTATAGCCCCTAAACTATCCTTTCAATGGTTTTTAACGTTGGGAAGCTCGGAAACCCCAATAGCATCTTATACGTTAAGGTCTTTTCAGAAGCCATCCTTTCAGCTAGCCGTTAGCGAATATCTAAATATTAACGATGTGGCGTATAAACCAGGAGTTCTTTCATGGAGCCCTATCGAGATTAACATGGTTGATGCTGAAGGCACTTTTGAAAACAACACAGCGATCCTTTACGACATCATGAAAAAGTCAGGCTATGTGAAAGATTTGCAAGGCGATGGCTGCAATGTAGGCGCCATCCAGAAAAGGAAAAATTCCGCATTAATTGGTAGCGGTGACGCAGGCTACGGTGGGCAGATCGCGTTCAACCAAATAGACAGCCGCGGCCTTACCTATGAACAGTGGATTCTCTGGGATCCTTTTATTAGTTCTATTAACTTTGGCCAAGCCAGTTATACCAGCGATGAAATGATGACTATCAATGCGCGAATACATTACGATCACGCTGAATATCGAAAAATCAGGTAGATTAATTTAAGATAAACAGCAAACAGTGTTATAATAATACTTACCCACAAGAGAGGTTAAAATGGCTAGATCAAATAAAACACGAATGCAAACGCCTACGGGCGATACTCCCCAAAACCCAACGGCACCACCCGAAAACGCGCCCGATGCAGCAGCAATGCTTCAATTTATCGTACCCACGGAAGTTGTTGATTTGCCAAGCAAAGGAGCTTTCTATCCAGAAGGACATCCTCTGCATCAGTGTGAAACTATTGAATTGCGGCACATGACGGCTAAAGAAGAGGATATTCTGACTTCGGCAACGCTTCTCAAAAAGGGACTTGCCTTGGACAAAATGTTGCAAAGTGTCATTGTCGATAAAAGCATCAAAGTTCAGGATTTACTGGTGGGGGATAAAAATGCGCTTCTTGTTCATTCGCGTATTTTCGGCTACGGCCCAGATTATACCACCACCCTGATGTGTGAAGCCTGCGGAGCGCCTCACGACAATACATTTAACCTAGAGAACGTGGGAAATAAAGAAATCGAGGACGTCTTGGAAAAATACGGAATCGAAACAACAGAGAACAACACCTTCTGCTTCACTCTCCCCAAGTCCCAATATGAGGTGGAATATCGCCTCTTGACAAGTCGAAATGAGACGGAAGCCGCGTCTTCCACTGGCCAGGTGTCTTCCTTGGCTCTACTTGAGGCTATTACTATTTCTTTGAACGGTCAAACAGACCGGTTCTATATCAAGCGCGCCTTGAGCAGCTTGCCCATTCTTGATGCCTCTATTCTCAAAAGAGCCTATGCACGTACCACCCCTGACATTGACCTGACCCAGGAAGTGACATGTCCCAACTGCGGCGAAACTGCTGACGTGGGGGTCCCGCTTGATGCGGGCTTTTTTTGGCCTCAACTCTGATTATATGAAAGCTGTCTATGAACAGTTTTTCTATATGAAATACATTTCCAACTGGTCCCTCGCCGAGCTTTATAGTCTTCCAATTGGCCTTCGCAACTGGTTTGTGGAACGCACAATGCAACAAAAACAAGCAGAACAGGAAGAAATTGAAAAAGCACAAAAAAGTCAACGCCGCTAAACTGTTCTAACTACTAATTATATATAGCGTTTACTATCTATGAGGGTCATCTATGCTAAAAAAGATACACATCAACCTAGAAAGCCTTAAAGGCGACCTTATCCAAGAAGCTGGAACCGCCGTCACCAGAATGGCATCGGACATTAAATGGCTTCTCTATCACATGACAGGGCCTTCCTCTAACTTATTCCCCGGCGGCGTGCATATCACGGGAAACCGTGGCGACGTTGAAAGCTTTAGCAAAGTTATGGGAAAAGAAAAGAGATATATGGACGCTTACCTCAAATATGGCCTCAACGACCCCCGCGTATTAAATAACCGTGCCAAGCTTGAAAAGGCCATTTATGACTTTGAGAAATCAACCGGCATTAAATGGCCACTCAAATAGGTTAATTTCTTATGGCAAACGAAAAAGACCTACAGATCCAAGAACAACTTAAAAAGCATGCTCAAGACATTGCCAAGGCGATGGAAAAGCAATATGAGGCACGCCTTGGCCTCATGACCCTCGAAGAGAAATCGGCTGCCGCTGCACAAGCATTGTTGGAGATCCAAAAAGAAGAGCTTGCAAACGCAAAAGAAAAGCTTTCTGAGGCGCAAAAAGCAACGGATCTCAGCGATAAAGCACAACGTGCAGCAATCAACAAGGCCAAGGTGAACGTAGCCCTCACCGAGGCCAACATTGAAGCAACAAAAGGAGTTGTCGCAGCAACCGAAGATGTCGCTAAGTCGATGAACGACGCCTTTAAGTCAGCCGAACGATTTTCGGAGACACTGACGGGCATCGATGACCGAGCCAAGCAGCTCGGCAAATCTCTAACCAAAGACGGGAAGATTCTCCGCAATATCGGTTCTCGCACCGGTAAAATTCTCGGTGATATGGGCCAATCCTTTACGATGGCCAATCAGCTTGGAAAGGCATTCAAGAAAGCCGAAGATGGTGTAGTAGGGCTTAACGATAAACTAGACGCGACAGCTAAAAAATACGGCATAATGGGGGCGATTGGTCGCGCCCGAGAGTTCGAAACATTTGTGAAACACTCAGCGCGCGACGTAGGAATAATTACCGCCGAGGCCATGCGCGCTCAAGAAGCGCTTTTTGAATCAGCGGTCGAAGGAACAGTCCACACCCGCCAAGCTTATCACGAGATGAACCGGACGATGCACCAGAATTCAACCGCGTTTCGAAAAGCATCTAAAAGCACGCGACAGGAATTGACGCTCGTTGGGGCAGACCTCAAACAAACGTTTAATGTAGAAGGGTCGACTAGTCTGGCGGTAATGCAAGAACTAGGTACAACCTTTGGCAAAACCGGCAAGGAAACGGCAAAACTTACGGCCGATCTCGCAATGATGGCGCAAGTTCAAGGCAGAGACGTAAATAAAACATTGAAGGATTTTGCGGATATGTCAGGCCAACTGGCCAAATACGGTCTTCCAAGCGCCACCCAGGAATTTGCACGATTACAGGCTATTGAAGAGAAAACAGGCGCATCGATGGGCAACTTAGTAAGCTCGATGGAAACCTTTAGCACCTTTGAGGGTGCCCTTAACGCAGCCTCCAAGCTTAACGCAGCTTTTGGAACAACAATCGACGGTATGGAGCTAATGGACTCGATGATGACCGGAGGACCAGCAGAGGCTCTATTATTATTACGACAAAGGCTAGACGAATCAGGTCAATCGTTTGACACAATGAATTTTGCGCAGAAACGCGCCATGGCCGAAGCTTCGGGAGTCGGAGTTCAGGATCTCGCCAAGTTTATGGCAGTTCCTTTCGATGAACTCTCACAGGCTGTCAACGAATCTGACGGCAGCATCGAGAGTCTAACCAACTCCCAGAAAAAGCTTGCTGCCGCCACCGATGGCACCCTTACAGCAGCAGAGGCACAACAAAAACTTCAAGATGATCAGGCGAAAGTGGTAGGCTTTATTGCTCGGGGGCTAGAGTGGATGGAAAAAAACCTAGGCCAAAACATCGGCGCATGGGGAGCTTTTGGATTAGCCGCGGTCCAGGCAATGGGTGGCATCATGGGCGCCATAGGAAACG